CCCGTTAGGCTCTCGAGTTTCTCTCGCTCTACAGGTACCTTGAAAGAAACGTAGAGGTGCAATGTGGCAATTGAACGCCGCAAGCCACGCGACCGAGCCAAGCATTCCGGCGTCTTGCCGGACACGGTAGACCGCGTGGCATACCTGCGCGAGGCGCTTCAGCACGCGGAGAGCATGGTCACGCAGGCCGAGGACGCGCGCAGCTGGCAGGCCGCGATCAGCGGTAAGCGTCTGGCGCTTCAGGTGCGCGACGAGCTGGACGCCGCGCTTGCGAAGGCGAATGCGCCCGACGACAGCATGAGCGACGAGCAGCTTATGGCCATCATGGTCCAGGCCGTGGCTGCGCTCCCTGCGGAGCACCTGGAGCGGCTTGAGGATGCGATCTCCATCCGTCGCGGCGGCACGCCTGTGCGGCTCGTGGAGAGCGCCTGAACCTCTCCGCGCTAGCCACGGCCTCGAACACGCTTGCGCGTCGTGCTCATGCTGACCCGCTGGCCTACTTTCGCCCGACGCCACCTCAGCTGGCCTTCCTTCAGAGCAATCACCCGATCCGGCTCCTGCGCGCGGGAAACCAGCTGGGCAAGACATGGGCAGGGCTGGCGGATGTGATCTATCGCTGCCTGGGTTCGCACCCGCACACGCTCGTGAAGGCGGCGCCCATCGAGGCGTGGGTGGTCGTCGTGAGCTGGGAACAGAGCCTTTCCGTACAAGGCAAGCTTTGGAACCTCCTACCGAAGGACGCGATCGACCCCGAATGCGAATACACTCCTGGAAAGGGCTTTCGCGGGAAGGTTCCGATCGTCAGGTTCAAGAACGGAAGCGTGCTACGCATCCGGACCGTGAACCAGGGCGCTCTTAGTCTCGCGGGGTCAACAATTGACTACGTGCTAATCGATGAGCCACCCCCGGAGGAGATTTGGTCTGAGCTGGCGGCGCGAGTGTTGCGCCAGCGCGGACGCATCGCGATCACGCTTACGCCCATTGGGCTTCCGCTGGGATGGCTCAAGAAGCTCGTGGAAGATGGGGCCGTGCAGGATCTGCACTTCCCGCTCACGGTTGAGAACACGACACCGATCGGTGGGCGCCCGCTCCTGACGCAGGCGGACATAGACAAGCTCACGTCACAGATCCTCCCCCAAGAGGTGGCTCAGCGCATCCACGGAGAGTGGGACTCTGGATGGACCGAGGGTCGCGTGTTCAAGATGTTCGATCCTGCCGTGCATGTGAAGGCAGACGCACCTTCTGGCGAGGCGCTGATCGGCGTAGGTATCGACCACGGCACGGAGGCCGGCGCCCAGGTGGCGATCCTGACTGCGCTTGTGCGTGACGGTGGCGAGGGGCATCCCAAGATCTGGGTGCTGGATCAGGTTGTGTCGGACGGCATGACCACGCCAGACCAGGACGCGCAGGCGATCCTTGGGATGCTGAAGCGCGTTGGCCTGAGATGGGAGAACGTGGATCGCTGGGTTGGCGACCGCAAGGTGTACGGGAAGAAGAACGGATCTCTGAAGTCCAACGCGATGCTGTCCGCAGCATTCGAACGCGCGTTGCGTCTGCCAACCGGGTCGCTTCCCTTCCGAATCCACACGGCCTACAAACCTCGCGGCTCCGTGTTCGAAGGGTACCGCGTGCTCTCCGCGGCCATGCTGCGAGGCGATTTCACGATCAACCCCAGGTGTCGCGGACTGATCGAGGACTTCCAGAAGTTCGACGGGCGCGAGGCCAGCGAGCACAAACACTCCATCGACGCCCTGCGCTACACGTTGGAACTGTATACTAGGCGCCTGTATCAGCCGCAGACGGTTAGGCTCGGGTAACAGGGGGTCAGATGTTCGCTTACGGCCAGATGCCAATTCCTCCCGCTCCGAGCAACCCTGAGGACGCGGCACGCTGGGAGCACACTAGGCACCGCCGCGCGCTGATGGAGGGGCGTTGGCTGCGCCTGCTGGAAGACCGCCTGGAGGCCCAGCTTGGGACTACGCGCCGGATGGCCTGGGGCATCCCGGATCTATCTGCAAACCCGTTCAAAACCATCTGTACTGAGCTAGCCACGCTATTTGACGCCGAGCCAGACGTGCGGCACCACACCGCCGGGGACGTGCCGGAGCTGTGCGCTGCTGACGGCCTGATCGCGCGATCGGGGCTCTGGCCTCAGATGGCGCGATTCCAGGCGCTGACGATCGCCCTGCGCGAAATGTGGATGAGGATTGACGTGGAGGAAGGCCGGCTGATCTACCGCCCGATCTCGCCTGACATGACGATCGCGGAAGCGGATCCCAGCCGACCCACGGTGCCCAAGGCGTTCGCGGAGTTGCGTATGCGCCGCTTAGGCGGCGAGCATGTGTGGTGCTGGGATGTGTTCGACATTCGCGACCCTGCCTTTCCCCGGTATGAGGTCCGCAAGGTCCAGCCGGGGACGGCCCACTTCGGAGAGGATGTTTCCGCGGAAGTCCTGGGCGGCACGTTCAGCGGCGAGGCGTACCCCTACCGCCGACAGGACGGGACGCCGATACTGCCTGTCGTGCTCTACCACGCGAGCTTGTACGGCGATCGCCTGTTCGATCCGTTCTACGGCGTGGAGAGCTATGAAGGCTCGCTCAACTTGAGCGTTTATTATAGCTTCCTCGCGCACACCCTCCGGGATGCGTCCTACCCGCAGCGGTGGGCAATCGGTGTCCGGGTGGCTGGTACGGACGTTGCGGACGGCGGTGGGCGTGGGGCGCGCGTGGAGGTCGTGAGCGACCCGACGACGATCCTCATGCTGGACGCCGCCATGGAACAGCAACCCCAGGTGGGTCAGTTCCAGGCCGGTGCAGACGTGGAGAAGATCGAGGCCGTGATTGCTGCTGTGGCGCATCGACTCGCGACGGACGCCGGCCTCTCGCCTACCGAGTTGCAGCGCACCAGCGGCAGCGCGAAGAGCGGGTATGCGATCAGCCTGTCGAATGAGGGCAAGCGTTCCGCACAGCGCAAGTACGTCATGCAGTTCCGGCGCGCTGACGAAGAGCTGATTGCGAAGTCTGCGGTGATCTACAATCGCGCCATGGGGACCACGTTCCCGGAGGGCGGCTACTCGGTCCTCTACCGCGAGATCCCCCTGTCCAGCGAGGAACTCCGGGGCAGGCGTGAGCATGTGCTCGCCATGATGCAAGCCGGCCTGATGGACCGCGTGGAGGCCCTCCGCTTCTTCGGCAACATGAGCGAACAGGATGCCGCCGCTCGCCTCGCGGCGATGGACGCCATGAGCAAGGCGCCGCCTCCACGGGAAGAAGGAACGGAAGAAGTCGCGGAAGCGGCGCCCGTCGCCGAAGTATCCGACGCTCACGCGGAAGCTATGGACGAAGTCGCCGAGGAGCTCGACGCTGCCGAGGAGGCGCTTGGTGCCCTGGAGCTCGACGAGGCCAACGCGGCTGTGATCGCTGCCGTGATCGAGAGCCTCCACGAGGCCCGCGGCTACCTGGGGCTCGGGCCAAAGGTAGAAGCGGAAGTGGAGATCCACGAAGAGGAAGACGACGGCGAGGGCGAATGAATGCCATTCATTAGCGAGCGCCAGCGTGACTATCTCAAGCGCGAGGCCCCGGAGGTTTACCGGCGCTTCCTGCGCGACGAGCGCGCCATGGGCTTCGAGCTGCGCGCGCCTGTCGAGGTAGCGGCAGTCGCCAAGCGTGGCCTCGCTAACCGCGAGAAGTACAACCGCGGCGGGACGCTGGTTGGAGCTCGCCGTGCTTCGCAGCTCGCAGGCCGCGAAGTCGTGAGCATCGAAACCGTTAAACGAATGGTCGCTTACTTCACGCGGCACGAGCGCGACCTAGACGCGCCGGCAGCGAAGCCAGGGCACCCGGACTATCCGAGCGCCGGACGTATCGCGTGGGATCTTTGGGGCGGAGCACCGGGGCGGGCGTGGGCAAGACGGCAGCTAGCAGTATGGGAGCGCGTCCAACAACAGCGCGAGGAGGACTGATGGAAGAAGGAAACAGCAACACGGAAACCAGCGGGGCAGAGGCGCGTATCCGCGCGCTCGTTGCTGAGAAGAAGCAGTTGGAGGCGCAGCTTGCAGAGGCGCGAGAGCTTGCAACCGGCGCCGACAAGTGGAAGCAGAAGTACGAGGAAGCGCAGAGTACGTACAAGTCAGAGCGCGAGGCCGCACGCCTGGAGCGCGACATCCTCGCGGCTGGTGTCACGGATGCCGAGGGCATCGAGTACGTGCAGCATGCATACTCGAAGCTGCCCGCAGAGGGGCGTCCCCCGCTGGCCGAATGGCTGGGCAATAGGGACGCGCTGCCTCGTGCGGTGAAGGCGTACCTAGCCGAGCCCGCGTCCGTGGCTCCTGGGGCTTCCCAGGGGCCTTTCTCGACGCCTGCGCCGACGCCTGCGCCGACGCCCATGCCGAGGAGCAACACCGGGGCCGTCGCGGCCAGCCAGCCGGCGCCTACCGCCTGGAGCGCGGAAGCGATCTCGAAGCTGACGCCGGCTGAATTCAAGGCCAACCGTGACGCCATCATGGCTAGCATCCTGACGCCTTGACACGTTGACGCAAGCGAGCATACCCTAGCCGTGAGGGGTTACACCCTCACGCGCTCGGGGCAAGCTCCCGTAAAAAGCGACAGGCGCGGCAAACCTCGAACCCTTCAGGGAGGCCATCATGGCCAATATCGATTTTGCCGCTCTTAGCGGCAACGCTCGTATCTCCGCTGTCCTTCACCAGATGATCCAGACCAAGCTGGCCGACAAGGCCAGCCTTTGGCGTCACCCGGCGATCGCCTACTTCGGCACGCTGTCCGGCTCTGGCTCTACCGCCCTCCAGGTGCCTGTCGTGGGCCTGGGCGGTACGGACGTGATGGCCTCCGTTGCTGACGGTGCGACGGTCGCCAACACCTCGATCACCGCTTCCGCGGCGACGATCACGATCGCCCGTCAGGCGCTGCGCTACGACCTCACCGAC